TATGTCGTTCATTTCTTTGTCTCCTTCTCCTGCTCCGCCTTGATTTTCTTATAGGCGTTAAGCTCCCCTTCCAGCCTCAAGGCATCCTGTAACACTATCTGCCTATGCTGGGCAAGCTCATTGGCTTTCTGAACAGTAGCCTCAAGCTCGCTCTGGGTCTCCTTGATTCTCTGGTCTATGTCCATATATTTGCCTCCTGACTTGACAAGTTGTGTTATGATAATGGTATGAGTAAGAAGAAGTTAATCCTCTATAGAGTTCTCGCTTTTGCGGTGTTCGGGCTGATAATAGCTGGTGCTTTTCTTTTGCCCAGCCCGCCTTCCATCAGGGCGCAAGATGCGGTCTTTGAGGATGAGCTTTTTGACTTGGTTAACGAATCCCGAGCCGAGGAGGGCTTAGAGGAATTAACCTACGACCCCGCCTTATACGAAATTGCCTTAGACTATTGCCGAGAGATGTATCAAGAAAATGCGGTAAATCATGAAGGCTTTGAGTCTAGGGTAGACGCCGTTAGAAGTAACGGCTATTCTTATGTGGGGGAAAATCTAGCTGCAGGATATGATTCCCCCCAGGCTCTTGTAGAGGACTGGCTCTCATCGCCTGGGCATAGAGATAATATCATGAATCCCAACTTTTTTTGCACGGGATTAGCTTGTTATAATGGATATACCTGCCAAATCTTTGGGGGGCATGCCTTCCCGTTTATCCTTCCACTCTTTCCGCCCGAGCCTTAGGGTCGGAGAGAGCTTTGGTAGCTTTGTCAAATTCCTCATCTGTGGGCTTCTCGCCCCTGCGGTAGCGCTCCACCTTTTCCGAAGGCTCTAGCTTCTCTCCGCATTGCCAGCAGGTTTTATCGTTAGGCTCAACTAGATGTCGGCAGTTGGAGCAGACATACTCCTCAACATACTTTTCTTTGTGAGTCTGCTTATCTTCGTTGATATTTTCCAGCTTGATGATATTAGCCATTAGCCCTCCACGCCCCGTTAGAATAAGTATAGACATAGCCTGACCCCCCACCCGCCGCCTTGAAAGCCCCTTCAACGGCATCCTCTCCAGTGGAGAGGATAGGGGCGCCATAAATTCTACCAAACCTGTTGCCTGGGCCCCCTATATAATTAGTAGATGCGAGCGGCAGAAAACTATTCCCATAAAGAATAACATCTCCCCCAGAAGCTTGAAGGCGTAAATCACCACTAGAGGAAGCTAGTGTTAGCCAAGAAGTCCCTCCGTGTAAATACCCCCTCGTAACACCGCTCACATTCTTTAGTGCAAGAAATTGACCTTTTATTGTCAATCCTGAACCATCTAAGTAAACCGCCCCCGCTCCAGCATAGAGCTTACCATCACTCCCTACGAAGCATTGGATGGTCCCCGTCTTGGTAGCCCTGGTAGTCAAGGCGTAGTTACTGCCGTAGATGTTAATGCCAGTAGAGGCGTCTATTTCCACCCCGCCGTGGTCATACCACTCGCCAGAGACTTGGGTGTAGGCAGAAAGCAAAAGGTGCCCAGCCGAGAGGTCAGTAGTGCGGAGTAAGCCGTATGTCCCCTCTACCACCTGGTCGAGAAGCACCAAGCCATAAGCATTAAGAGAGGCGGTTGCGACCCTATGAAAGTTAGTGCCATTGGCAATATCGTCCAGGTCGCCCGACATATCGGCCAACCCGCCGTAGAGTTCTTCAACCAGCACCAAGCCGGCGGCGGTCAAGGAGGCGTGCCGTGTCTCTCTGACTAGAATTCCTTGATTAAGTTCAGCGATTGTAGCGGCGGGCAGTTCCTGAAAGTCCTCCCCGTCATAGCGCTTAACAACATCAGTCTCGCCACTGGTATCAATCCAGAGAGTCCCTTCAACAGGGCTGGTGGGAGCACTATCACCCTTCCAGAGTTCAGCAGTAGCAGACCCCGGGAGCCTCAAGTAGTAAAGCGTATCCTCTAAAATATCTAGCCCAGAGGCGTCAAGGTGCAATGACCGATACTTGACATAGGTCTCGCCGTCAGGCAGGTTGTCTAAGTTGTCCCCCATCAGGGAGAAGTCTACATTCCCACTCTCGGGGTCAAGCCAGACGGCATCAATCTGGTTTACTAAAAGGTTTTCAATGTAAGCGTCTTTGACTGATAGCCGCTCAAAAGATACAGACCCCATTTCTCTCTTGAGGGCCTGGTAAAGCTCTTTTGTGTGTTCTACTATGGGCGGCGCGCCGAAGCCGAAGCGCATACTATAGATGCCTTTAGCAGCGTTGTAAGTCCTCTTGATATAGCCGATGTTTCCTGTCCGTGTCTCACCCTCCCTAGCATCGGTTACCTTGATATAGTCATAGAGTTCGGCCCCGCAGTTCATAGGGACATCAGCCGCCCCCATCACCGCATTAAGCTGATACCGCCCCAGCACTGCCGTAGCAATATCCCCAGCCTCATCGTTGCTTTGAAGCCTGAGCTGAATATATTTGCGGACTGGTATCAGGGCATAGGAGTCGTCCGAGTCAAACCCTGAATATTGAGGGTCGTCATCTTTCTGGGATTGGACAACAATGTAATTAGGGATAACGAGGGTCTGGCGGAAGGCCTTACTGAAAAAAGCGTGGCCAGACTCAAGGCTATACTCATAATCAAAGTTTGCACTTTCAGGAATGAGGATATGTATCTTGCTATCCTTTTCAAAGCGGCAGACGCACCCACAGCAGTCTAATGCTTTCTTGAAAGCAGCCAGCCTTGACCCGCCCACATAAGCCCTGAAGCTATCTTGGGGCTGATAAAGGAGCAGGGGGTCATCATCCTCGTCATTATCCCACTCAATCGTAAAGGCTGTGCAGTGAGAGAAACAGGCAAGAGTAGCCCCAGCTATAGCGGTGAGTAGGTCTTTAATAGTAAGATATATCCCCTCGTCAACAGAGGAAATCTCCATGCTTTTTACATAGGCGGTATAGGAGGCATCTGAGATTCTAGCGTATATCTGGATTAAGTCCCCTTCTACCCAAGTAGTAAAGTCTTCTAAGAATGTCTCGTAATCCGTAGTTGCATTGCTCCGTATTGTGCCTACGGCGACACCATTTTTATAGACTCTAGCATAGGCAGTGCCCAAAGCATTGCTGGTCTTTAATTGAAAAGACACCCTCGCATAAGCGAGGGCTTCGGTTAGCTCAATTTCCTTAATCAGAGTATAGTCTGTTTCCTGTGTAGATTGCTGGCTAATGTTGGAGTACTGGCGGTTTACAGAGGGCATATAGCTCTCTGAGGCTTCGTCCTCATCCATAAGGTCGGGGGTACCTAGTAGGTTTAGCTGGCAGTCCAGCACCCCCGGGGCCGACTCAAACTGCTGCCAAGTTACCCACATCGGGGAAGTATCAGAGTATAGAGCGCCTGACTTGGTAATTAGCCCGTAAGAGATGACTGCCTTGTAGCCCTTTAAGTCAAGGTCAGTAAAGTAGCCGTCAGCATTATTGAGCTCAACCCCTTTGGCATTTACCCGCCAGGGCTCTTCAACATGAACCAGAGACTTAATCCTGTCTTCTTCAATGGTATATGTGGTATCGCCGTGAGTCAGGACAATCTTTATAGCAGGTCTCAGGCTCTTTAGCTCTTGGGCTGCGGTTAAATCTGCATCAATCCTCATATCTACCTCTATGTCAATGTGAAGCTGAAGAAGCCAGAGCTTGTTGTTTCACCAGCCCCTTCTCCCTCAACGACCCAGACCTCGCCCCGATATTCTCCCTTTACATAGTCGGCGGTGGTTTGCTGGGGATATTCATAAATGCCAGGGTCGGTTTTTAGCTCCATATCCTCGGCAGTAGCCACGGGAGTTCCCTCTTTGTCGGTGATAGTAACCTTGATAGAACCAGGGCTTGAGATGTTGGTCAAAGCCCCAGCATCGTTTTTGATGTGGGCGATGACCCTGACGGTTGTCTTATTCACGAATTTTGTGATTACTTCTATTGCCATTTCATTCTCCTGTTATCGCCTTGACCCTCCTGTATTGAGTCGTTATGGGCTTTACTTGGCGGTATTGAGCAGTTATAACCCCCACTCCTAGCTGCCTGCCTTCTATTTCAAATGTAGGAGCAAAGGCTTCTAGGTCTATGTTCACTAGGGGGATGATTATGGTCGCTCCCCCAGTGAAAAGGGGAGCAAAAACGGCCATGTCTATCTCAGAAAGGGGGATGGCAAATATCCTATCCCTGATTAGCGTAGGCACAAAAGCCGCCATACTAATCGTAGCAAGCGGAACTTCTATGATAGTTGCTACCCCCATCGTTGGTGCGAAAGCAACCATATCAATGGCAACTAAGGGGATAGAAAATTTTGTATCCAGAGCCATTGAAGGGGCGTTTACTGCGCAAGTTACTTCAGCAAGAGGGACAGATATTTCCACATTGGGGTCTACCGTATAGTCAACCACAACATAGACCTGGGTGCAGACAGCACCATTGCCAGTGCTAGTCTTGAGAGATACCCCAATCTGGAGGGCATCTATTTCATCCCAAGTCCAAGCGTGCGCATTACTAGGATTGGTAGCCCACTGCTGGGCCCAGCCATAGAAGAAACCTGGAAGCGGGCCGACTTCAGTCCCATCGGTTACTACGTCATTACTTTTTAATGATGGTTTTGCATAGCCATCGCCGAGGTCAGACTGGTTATTGCTGACCCTGAAGTAAATTGTAATATGGTTTATTGTGCCAGAACCCACAGAGTGGGCGGGGAGGGCGTATAGGTCTCGCCGATAGGAAGTTATAGTGCTGATAACATAAGTGCTCCAACCATCAGGTGAGCCAACTGGGTCATCTACCTTCTCCCAATGCGCACCACTAGCGGGATACTGAGAATTGATACTGGTCTCATCGCCAGCTCCATTTGGTATTAGTGTTTCAGTCGCCATCTATCCCTCCGTTCAATGAGCACCGCCAGTTATTGCCTTGACCTTTCTATACTGAGAAGTGATGGGCTGCACCCCTCGGTATTGGCTAGTGATAACCCTTACCCTCAACCGCCTGCCCCAAATATCAAGCGTAGGAGCGAACACCGCCACCGCTATCTCTGAGAGAGGGACGATTATGGTTGCGTCAGCAATAAAGGCTGGTGCAAATGCCTCAAGGTCTATATCTGCCAGAGGGATAGAGAATATACAGTCTCTCAGCAGGGCAGGCACTAGGGCAGCTACATCAATCTCGGCGAGAGGGATTGACAGGTTAATTCCGAGTGATATATCAGGAGCAAAAACAGCAGCATCAATACTGGCTAAGGGTATACTGAATATCCTGTCTCTGATAAAAGTCGGGGTGAATAAGGCTGCGTCTATGTTCACCACTGGAACTGCAAAGACCGAGTCTCTAATCAAGGTAGGGACAAAAACGGCGGCCGTAATCTCTGAGAGAGGGACGGTAACAGTAGCCCCCAAGGACAAATCAGGCGCAAAGACTTGAGCCGTTATCTCTGATAAGGGAACGATTATTATAGAACTAAGACCAACCGTAGGGGCGAAAACGGCTACGGCTATTTCAGACAAAGGAATGGCGAATATCCTATCCCTGACAAGGGTAGGGGCGAAGGCGACTATGTCAATCCCAGCAAGCGGAACGGCAATCTCAGCCCCCAGTCCGACCCCAGGAACAAAGACGGCACAATCTATGGCTGATAGGGGAACGCCAAATATCCTGTCCAGGACTAGAGAGGGAGCATTAACGGCTGTGCTTATCTCTGCCAGTGGAACATCAAACACCCTATCCCTAACCATAGTCGGGGCGTGGACAGCCGAGCTTATTTCAGCTAAAGGGACAGAGAACTTGCGGTCTAAGACCATTGTCGGAGCATTGACGGCGCAGTCCAGAGCAACTAAAGGGACAGGGAATTTTCTATCTAGGAGCATTGTGGGGGCATTTACGGCTGATGTTATCTCAGCTAGGGGGACTTCTACCTCTACATTGACTCCCCCCGCCAGCTCCCCCTCCCCATAGATAGAGGTTGCTTTATAATCGCTACCCAATCCAATAGTCTGGCTTTCACAGGGAATCTTATCGGAAGTTACCGACCAATATCCCTCCCCATATACATCTTGTTCCAATCTACCTCTGTTAGACCAATATATCCCAAGATAATCCCCAGTCTGGACAGCCATCTCCAGACCAGTGAAAGTTTGCTTGCTTCCACCCGTTACGCCTCCAATAGTTTCATAGCCACGTGTAGAGAAGGTAGTGCCCCCCTCATTTATGAAGGTTGCAACCTTGCAACCAGTAAGGTTATAGCCACTTACAGCAAAAATCTCAACCTTACTAATTTCCCCATCACCATTGGCGGGGTTCGCCGTTTCAATTAAAGTCCTTGCCCCTTGAATAAAGGCTGTTCTGCCTATAGCTGCTGAACCAATATCAATATCAGCCAACTTCCACCTCCAAGCCCCCGAAGCGAGTGTTTACCTTCTTTACCAGCTTCTTGGCGTCAGTGGAATAGGGGATTACCTTGCCCCTGCCAGCTTTGGGTTTCATTAGTTGTCCTAGCCGCAAACGCTTTTCTGGTTTGTCAATATCGGAGAGTAAGTCATCAAGTTGTCTGAAGGTTGGCTTATCAAAAGTCCCCTTGATTTCAGCTTCCAATGCAGGGCGTGTAGCGGTAGTGTCAATCTTTATAAAGTGGCATAGGCAGGGATTAAGCTCCTTCTCGGTGGGCAAACCTTCAAGCCACGCTTGAAACTCCTCATCGGTAAGCCTCTTGGGAATACCACTTTCAGGGATGATAGGCTTATCTACATAGTGAAGTTTATGCGTCTTACTGGACACATCGGGATATAGGTCTATCCGTATCTTGAGAAAGCCGTGCTGAATATGCGTGCCAGTCTCATTGAATTTAGCGGTAGCCATCTAGCCCCCCTATTTCGGCTTATTCGGCTTAATTTCTTTTTTGAGCGCCTCATTGATTTTGTCGAAGCTGGCCTGATACTTCTTTAACACCTCCTGCACTTCAGGCAGGGCATCACCAGGCACAGCCACTAAATGAAGGGTCAATAGATTCTGGTTCGGCGTGTGAGGCTTAAACTCAAGCTCCAAGCAAGGGACTTCTATGTTGACATCCTTGCGCTCTTTGGTGTCCTTCTTCTCGGTCATAACTCTCCTTCCATAGGGTCAACCTTAATTTCAGGGGTGGAATTAAAAGGATAAAATATCTTCCCTTAGCAGTCGGCAGCCACGCTGTCTCAAATAGGTAAATATTGCGGGATTTTTCACTAATCAAGAGATAGGTAACCCCGCCTATCCGCTTTTTGGTATTTCTACTTCTGCGAAGAACTATTTTATGGCTGGGGTTCTTACCCTCATCAAAAAGCCACTTTTCATGGTTGAGGGACATACCAAAGGGAAGCCTTATCATCATTTCTCCTTTACGAATATACGGGGTAGCAATTACATACCCGCATTGCGAAGTCATCGGCGTATTGCTCGGTCAAGATTGCCCAGGTTTCTGCTGTGGGCATCGGCCCCACTTCACGATGTTGTTTCAAATGCCCAATCTCATGGGCTAAGGCAAACCTGAAGTTCTCCCGAAGGACTTGGGGCGTTATCTTCATAGTAACCGTTCTGAAATCAAGCTCGTATGAGCCACGGGCAAGATATTTCCCATGCCTCTTGCGCTGTTGAATGACAAGGTGAACGCTACCTGCTTCCAAGCCTGCCTTAGAACAAAATTCCTTTAAGCACTCATCGGCGTAATCGGGTATTGCTTGCTTCCCCCGTGGGGTTATCATAATTTTCCTTCTAGGCGGGCACCGTAATCGTGAAAATCCCAGACGCATGCCACGTAAGCTGGAATGTACCCCCCTCACTGGACTTGTCCTCGCCAAAGTCTATGTAGCAAATCAAGGGCTGGTCTCCCTCGCCTGCCTCGGTGTCGTCATAGAGAACTGCATAACGAGCCGTGATAGTTGAGTCGGCCCAGGCTGTGTCAGCAGCGTCATAGGTAGTTACCCTAGCTGCGACACTTGGGGCTGTGGTGGTAAGCGCCTTTCCGCCTGCGTCATAGCCAGTAGCCGGGTCAGTAATCTCATTGTCAATATCAGCCTTGTCATTATGGTCGTCCTGGTTGGGCGTGTAAGAATCGGTGCAGAGCATACACATAATCTTGGACTCTGAGTCCATGTCGCACAGATTGGCGTTCAGTAGATTTAGGGGAAAGTGAGAATACATGTGAATTGTAACTGCCATTTCATACCTCCTCGTATGATTTTTGGTTAATAAAAAACCGCCCCAAAGAGCGGTGAAGTAAAAGATTGGTTCCCTCTAGTCTTGAGGGCGTTCCCTTGAAACCTGTGTTTTTTCGAGCTTTCTCAGCCCTGCCTCAAAAAAGGCCAGTTGATTTAAGCCCCAAGCCTGCATATCGGCTGGTGTCCTTGCCCCGCCAAGAGGAACTGTGTTTATAAGTTCCCGAGCTTTAGCTACCGCAGCCTTGCCCGCAGTCCCCATCACCAACAGGTCTTCATGCTGTGGCTTTAGGGTAGAAGCCGATTCGGTCAGCGTGTGGGATTTGGCGCAGTAGAGCTTGACGGCTTCATAGCAGTATTCAGTATCGCCATCTTCATCCGCCCCGTTATCGTCAGACCTGACAGGCTCGGCCAGGATGAGGTTAGTATCATCGGTAATTGATTTAATCAGATACCACCTTGTGCCAGTGGATTTCTTTATCAGGTAGCCCGCCTCGAGCTCACCGTCAAAGTCTGTGCCAGAGCCGGCAATAGCGGCACTACCGGTGGCGAAGGTAACCGTGCCCGTGAGAGTGCCAGAGCCACCAGCGGCAGGTGTCCGGGTAGTAACAATCTCTATGGTCTCGTCATCTATCTCGGTAAAGTTCCTATAGTCCCTGGGGTCGCTGCCCACAGGATACTCCAGGTCTTTAACCTCGCGCAGGTTCTCAATCCCGCTAACATCAAGGACCTTTGAGCCTTCAATGGTGGTGAGGACTTCAACGGCCATATACGGAGACCGCCCTGATATTTCCGCCAGGGCATCCCCGATGTAGATGTCAAGGGCATCGTCTGGCCAGTCCTGGTCGACACCGACCTTGAACTCATCCATAAGTAGCTGCCTGACTATAACCCTGATTCCCGATAGATATTTACCCATCACTCACCTACTTCTTGACGCCTTCGGCTATCATCCTCTCTAGTTCGGCCTCCGAGGTGCTTTTGGCTATCTCTGCAGCTCTTTTACTATAACTATAAGGCGTTTTGCCCCGCTTCATAGACAGGGCAATCCCGAAAAGTGTTATCTGGTCTTGCGTATAGGGCATAATTCACCTCCTAATATATCTTCCCCTTCCCTTCCAACCAATCCCTAAATCGTTTCATCTGGCGGTAGGCTTCAATGGCGGGGATTTTGCGGTATCGGGCTTTTTGCTTGCGTTGAAGCTCTCGCTTATCGGAGTTTTGCTTTGACCATTCAAGTATCTCCTGTAACTGGCTATGGCTCATACTTTCAGAGCCAGGGACAAAGACCTGCTCAACCCTGCCATCTTTGGTTACAATAGCGTGCATCCCCATAACTAGGTTTCTTTCTCAATGGGGGTGATAAGGCTCACCCCCGAAGCCAGCAGGGAGTTACCCCTACTCAATTTGGAGCATAATCAGGCAGTCGCCATACTCGCCAGAGACAATGACATGACCAGCTATCTGGTCTGACTTAGCATCCGTGTTGACCGACTCATCCAGCATCTTGAATGAACCATCTATATGGAAGGTTACAGTCAGGTCTCTAGTCGCAGCCAACGGCCATGTGCCCGTAACGGTGCACCAGTAGGGGCCCTTAACCTTGCCCCAGAAGTAATAAGCACTCGTTATAGCTCTGGTTGGGCAACAGACGAAGCCTTCAAAGCCAGAAGCGGCAGCCATCCCCAGCTTTACATTACCCCACGGGCTAGGATAGACATTGACTGTATTGCCAACATCATCAACAGTTACGAATGAGTCGCCATCTTCTAGGGTGCAGGTGATACCGGTAGCGTTGCCGACTGTGCTGGATTTAATGCGGTGAACCTCAAAAGGCGTTTGAAGTGTTACCACATATCCATCGGCATAATAGTTCACCGGTCTGTCGGCAGCAGCGTTGGTGTCCAAGAAGTAAAAACTCGTATCGCCTACTGCTATAGCTGTGCCAAGTGCGGCCTCGGAACTATCGCCAGTTACGCCGGTAAGATGCTGATTAGCGTTGATACAGCCCCAGTTCTTAGCGATAGCCGCGCCTGCTTTACAGTAGCGGTACATACTGCCATCCGGCGCCATACCAAGCGTGCCCAATGAGTGCTGTTTGGTCGCACTCTCGCGGAATGTTTCCTGGTAAGTTAATTGAGCTACATAAGGAAAACTCATTTAGGTTTTCTCCTTTCTTAGATTTTGTTCGTCCACCTTCTGTGGTGGCTCAAGAGTAAAGCCCCTGCGTAAAAATAACCTCTTATGGTAGGCATCGGCGGGCAAAAGACAGGTAGGCTCGCCTGTCCCTGGATGGTAATAGATAAGTTTCCTTTTAACCTTCCTATTAGGAAGGGGGCGTATAAGAACGCCCCCTATATTCATTTCGCCCGCTATTAAATCATCCATTTTAGGTTACCGCAGGAGCCGTGCAGGTAAAGTTCATCTCAAGGCCATAGTTTGAGTCAATTATGAAAGCCTCATAATCTGAGACTATAACCAACTCAGTGGCCCTTAATGATGCGTCCCTTTCCCTCTCGGTGGTATCTGCCAGTGATTGCAGATAGCCCAAACAGGATTTGGAGAACATCCCACCTTTAGCCGTGTCAGAAGAAATGGTTAGGTTGCCATCCTCAAAACAGGGAACGCCAGCCCAAGTGCCAACGTGCCACTGCTTGATAACATCCACGGAAAGACCAGCCTGCGGAATCGGATAAGAGCCAGAAACCGCCTGTGCGGTCTTTAATGGGTGCGCCTGATAAGGATGAACAACACAGCTAATCGGTAATGGGGTCGGGACAGCGCTTAATTTGGTTGCGACAGCAGCATAGAACGCTAAAGTAAGGGCATCGGTCCCGTCATTGGTTTCAGTCAGCGAATCCAAAAGGGCAAGCAAGTCCTTGTCCTTCTTCCTCGCCATAGCATCACCAACCTGGCGTCCGACCATAGCGAAAACACTTTCGTTAAGCTGTCTGGCTAACTTGTCGGTGATAATAACCTTCAGGCCGACCTCCTCGCAGTCAATCTGCTCCGCGGTCATCCCGATATCCTCGCTGTCAACTATATCTACGCCATCGGTCAGGTCAGTTGCATCCATCTGACCAACCTTAGGAATAGTTAGCTGCTTTTCCCCCTGCCCCAGCGTGAAATGCTCTACTAGCGACAGCATCGGCGCATCAAACTCTTGAGTGTATCGTGCTTTGGCTATGATGATGCGTTGTGCCTCATCAAGCTCAGTAGTAGAAGCAGTCTGTGTGGCCATTTATTTAACCTCCTCTTTAAGTTTTGCCGTAGTCTTTCATCGCCTGCTGATATTCAGCAGTAGAAATCTGACCATCAACATAATCTTGCTCCAACTGTTTGAAGGAGCGTTCGCCCCCCATAGTCTTACTGGACATAGGCTTCAATGGCGGTGTTGCCGGCGGTGTCTCTCCGCTAGGTTCTCCCTTTGCCATCCGCTTGGCGAGGCTTTCAATCTGCTCTCCGGACTTTAGACCGAATTCAACCGCAGCTTCCTTCAGGTCTTCGGGCTTTACCCCGTATTGACCGCCGAGCCTAAAGCAGGCGATTTCCAGCTTGGCATCGTTGGCAGCCTTGATTTCCGCTTCGTGTTCGGCGCGCTCTTTGGCGAGCGCTTGGCGCTCCTTGATGACATCCAGTTTGTCAGGGTCATCCTTATAGCGCTCAAGTTCCGCTTCATCTTTCTGCTTCTGCCACGCCTCAAGTGCTGTTCTCTGCTTCTCAAGGGCCTTGGCATCTCTGCCTGCTACCCTGAGAGCATCACCAACCTTCTTATCCGCTATCTCGTCAGCCTGAGCCTGTGTAAGAGTGGGTTCGTCTTCTGGAGTCCCAGGCTTATCACCAGAAGCCACCCCAGAGTCCCCTTTAGGGGCCGTCTGGTTGGAGTTCTGTGCTTTATCCTTGGGTTCGTCCATGATTTTATTTAATCCTCCTTAAATAGAAAATACCCGCCAAAATGCGGGCTTTAGAATTTGCTCAGTTTGTAGCACTGAGCGAGCTAATCGACCCTAATTGAGTTTATCTCTTCTTGGATTCTTTCCCACTGATTTGGTATACCTATTTCTTTAACTAGCCGAATCAACTCTTCTGCTCCGTATCGTTCTACGGCCATCTCTAACAAGGCTTGCCAAGTTGCGACGGGGAAGACACCCTCGGGTTCGCCCTGATAAATCGGGTATAAATTATTGATAACTCTCTCTTGAAATTCTGGCACTCTGGCAATTACGCGCTCAAGCTGGGCAGGGTCTGGCCCGCGCTCTAACCACTCAAAGACCTTCCAAAACTCATTCCCCCAATGAATAAAGTGAGCCAAGATTCCATAGTGCGCCCAGTCAAAACTCCGGATATCCCAGTTATACTCTAATAGTTCCTGGCTACTTAGGCTGTCCTTCACGGCTAATTGCCCGTAGGTTCTAACTGCCTGCTCTAAATAACGGAATCTTTCATCGCCTTCTGTTGAGTGGAAGAGTTCCAGAAGTGTCTCCAAAGGCCTTTGGCGTTTCCTCAGCTTTTCTTCTTTGCCCCCCGGGTAGCCAAAGCCAAGCCCCTTAACCCCACTTGTTTCGGGCAGGGTGCTCTGAGCTGCCTGTACCCCCTTAGGACTACCCCTAGCCCCCCCAGGGAGAGTATCAAGCCATGTCCTGAGACCCTGAATTGTCGCAAACTGTTGCCAAGGGTCCATCTCCTCCCAGGTTTGCCCTATGTGCTCTTCATCCCCTCGCCCCCCGATGGGTGTATAGCCGAATTTAACAACAAGCCAGGCATCTAGCTCTGGGTGTGCGGCCCTGAAATCCCTCCTGGGTTGCCCTGTCGGGAGAGCTAGATACTCCACATATTGTGTCCAAACCTGCCTTGTCGGGACTGTGCTGAAGTCTCTCGGCTCAGTCCACACCCCGCTTTCAAGCATGGCCAGATAAAACTCGGGGTGCTCCAGCAGATACCAATCATCCTCATACCAAAGGCTGTATTCATAACCCTCGGGCTTCTCTACCTCATACCACCCCACATAGTCATTAAAGACGGCTTCGGGGAGTCCATGTAAAATCGCCTCCCTCATCCGCCTAGCCTGAGCATACTGGGGGTTGGCCCTTAAAAATTGCTCCCTTGCCTCAGCTCTTGCATCCGTGTTAGAGATATAGAACTCGGAGTCTCTATCGCTAAAGCCCTCATAATGGGCATCCTGTGAAGTCCAGTTCTCCCAGTATTCTCGGTATCGTATATCGGGAACCCCGCTAAAGTCTCTCTCTTGAATCTGGTCGAGGGCAACCATGGCCTCATAGAATTCCCTGTGCTCCATCAAGAACCAGTCATCGCTAAAGCCCCTTCTCGTTACGCTGAACCACTGCACATAGTCTTCAATCAGGTTTGCGGGCAACTCTAGGCCGTAGGCATCCCGCCTTCGCCTGTCATCAGCATACTCGGGATTGGAGGCTAGGAGTTCGAGCCTCGCCTGGTCTCTGGCATCTGTGTCAGCGATATAAAATTCTGAATCCCTATCGCTGAATCCGCTATACTGTTCGTCTAGCTCCCGCCACTGGACCGAAATCTCTAGGGCTTCAACAGAGCCTCCAACATCCTCCCAGCCGTAGGCTTGCTGTCCCCAGTCCTGGAACTCTGGGTTCTGCATCCTTATAAGCCTGGCCTCGGCGCTGTTGGCTCCAAACTGGTCAACGGCTTCCCAGTAGGCGAAGTAAGGTTCTATCACATTTTCGGGTGGCAGACTAGAGGGGAGTAATCCGCCATCTGGTATATCAAGGGTATCCACTAATTCCCTTGCTGTATTGTAAGCGTCCAGAGTTAGAATCCGTGCCTGTCCTACCAAGGCTAGATAGGCATTGCCTTCTGGATTGGCTCTTAGCCACTCGTCCCTGGGGTTTACTAATAGCTCGGGGTGTTCTTCAAGGAAGGCATCTTGGTCCTCGGCATTAAGATACCCTGCCAGTAATTCGAACTGCCTTGCTGTAACATTACCCAAGTAAGCCTGCGGGTAGAGTGAGTCAAATTCCCTGAGGTCTGCGAGATTATCTATCTGTTGCCTTGCCTGCCACTGGGTATAATACTGAATAATAGTGTCTCCATTGTCCGCGTCTGTGTTTATCTTATAGAGAGCTACATTGGGGAGAATGTCAGCTTCGGCCCTGAATTGCTCAATAGTAGCCCAAGCCCTAACAAGAGGGCTGGCGTTGGCATCACTTAAAATATCAGAGGGGAGAACATTCCCAAAGAGCCTGCGCATATCAGAATACCAATCTCTTAAGTCATAAATCTCAAGGGGTTCTACAGTCAGGCCCTCTGCTATGGCTTCTTCCCATTCCGCCAATTTTTCCTCTGCTGCAATCCTAATCTGCGGGTCGTCAGACTCAAGGTCTATATCAATTTGCCTTCTACCTAGATTCTCCAAGAGTTCATTAGCTTGAGTGAAAGCATCTTGTTCGGGCCTTTGAAGACTCCAGCGGCTGAATATAAGCTCCAAAGGCTCGCCAGCCCTTATCCCCCTCTCGGCCTGTATCAACCAGGGGGTAGGGAGCCCCGTAAGCTGACCAGCCGCCTTTGCGAAATACTCTACCGCAGCAATAAGGTCATCCATGGTAATGCTTTCATAGGGGTCTTGCCCCGCCTCTATCATACCCTGCACTCTATTGATAAGGTTTTGAATATCCCTCATCGTCTGCAAGACAGGGCTTGCCTGGTAATCAAAGGGCTCATCGGTAATCCAGCCATAGACAGACTGGAACATCTGCCCAATGATAAGAAGCCAGTTGAGGGGACCGAGAACCCACGCTCGAAACTGGTGTTCCTTCTTCCACTGGAAGGCATCCGCGATAAGCTGGAATAATGCCGGCAGAATAACCCACACTAGAAGGAGGTTTGCCGATGCCTTAACTCTGCTGCCCCTACCATACCTGAAGTTACGGGCATTATCAGCCATTATCCTGAAATACTTATTGGGCTGGTTCTGGAACATAGTCAAGAGTTTTAACCAAGAGCCCCCGTTTTGCAAGGCGGATAGTGTCTCAAGCCTTGAGGTAGGCTGTGTGCGTTGGGTAGTTTGTTCGGCAGCAGCGATGGCTTGCTCGGTTGTCATCCCTTGCCTCAATGCCGACTTATACTTCGCCCACATACCCTGCGTTACCGCCAACTTGTCGCCCATCCTAACTAGGGCCATAAAGTAGGTTTTGACACTTCGCTTCCCAGTGAGCTGGTTCACCCCCTGGGTTCTCATAGCGAACCTGATGTCTCGCTCAAAGCCAGCTCCGAACCTATCCCTCATAAAAACCGAGTTCTCCCTGAGAAATTTAAAGTGTTCTATCGGGTTAGCCCAAAACTCAGCTATCCCACTTACAAAATCCCCAATGGGCATCTCGGTGGAGTAAGCAAGCACAGAGGGAATCTGTTTTAAGGCTATCTGGGGCTTGATACCGAGGATAGAGATAGTAAAATTGCGTCTCAAGAAGTCTGCGCCACGATTTATCCTCGCTCTTTCTACCCCGTTCCTAGCCATATCATTCAGGAACTGGTCTATGCTTCTTTGTATCGGGACGCCGTGATACTGTCGGATTGCCGTTCTTACTTCTCTTGAGCCGAATATCCTCCTCAGGTCTCGCATTGCGTAAGCCCACCCCTTGAAATGCTCCATCTGTAGTATGTGATTTATGAGGACTCCTGTTGCGCCATTAAATTTCAGAGGGCGGATGTTTCTTACCCTGGCTTTAAGGCTACCGCTTTCCACACTGGCATATTGAGACAGGTCTTTATAGACAAGCACATTCTCAGGAACTTCCGCCTCAAAGTCTCTTCGGATGGGCGAATAGAAATCATTGTGGGGCAAGTTCACTCCGTAGATAGCTGAATATATCTTGTTGACGCTATCATAGTATTGCTGGTAGAACTCCATTTGATAATCTGCCCATGCCCTCTCTTGGGCAGTGAGATTATTTACCACCGCCTGCCTCATCTCAATGGTCCACCGCATCCCCTCAGTGAATGTCCCCTCCAGTGTCGAATCTTGAAGCTGCTGATACTTGCTTATAATCTGGTCTTTTGTCAACGAAAGGCTTATCTCTACTCCGTCAAGGGTCTTAAAAGTTCCGAGGTCAATCTCCGTGGTCGTCATCCGATTAAGCAACTGGTTCACCCTCCACCGACTTCTAACATTGAATATTCTCTTAAGATTTTCCACAAGTTCCCTGAAGGCAGTTTCAACCCCAGCGTCCTCATTGCTTCTCGCTGCATGAACTACATTCCCAAACTCGCTCAAGGGACTGTGGTATGGTTGGGATTGATGGAACTTGCTCAGCTTGTCCAATAGGTTATCCCAACTAAACTGCCAGTTGACCAACTTCTCCAGAAAGCCTCTAGTTGCCTCCAGCTCTGACGAAGGAACTGTCCCGACCCCCGGCTTCAATCCCCTGCCACCAGTTAAAACTCCAATAATTTCAGCTCTTATTCCGTTTATGCGCTCCTGCTCTCGTTCTCTCAGCTCCGCCCCGAGTATTCTCCCGTGTTCTTTCAGGGAGACAATATTATCTAAGACAACCTGAAGCTCCTGAGAGTTCATCCCACCAATGCCTGCAAGATTTAGAAGCTCGTTGGCTTCCAGCATTTCGTCATAGCCCAGCTCTCCCCTATCAACAGCCTCAAGGTTGTTGGCTATCTTTTCCCTTACCATATCCCTATCTGCGTCTAGGTTATCCCTGATAGTTTCAAGTTGCGTTTGGACTTCGGCTGTGAACTTACCCCTTAGTATCCCTCTCCTCTTCGTTGGCTTGATTAACTTCAGTTCCCTCCGTATCTGATTGCGGAGTTCGTTCTGACGGTGTTGTTCATCAAGCCTGCCTATCCTGTCCACTGCCTCGGCAAGCTGAGTTGCAGTTTCCACATTCTTCATTGCAGCCAGCATCCTAGCCCTTACCTCTGCCGGCGCATCTTTGGCTATATCATAGAGGGTTTGCTTTATCTCAGAGATATTGGCCCCCCTCTCCCTGTAATGCTCCCTGACCCCTTGTATTCTTTCGTTAATTGAGAGTCCGCGAGGGGCTACTCCTTTGTGTGTTATGGCTGTAACCCCTGGTGTAACAGCTTTTGAGGGTTTCCTCGCTGCCTCATAAACCCTCAGTTGCTCCTCAAGCTGGGCGGTAGTATATTCAGTGAACAAGTGAGCAGCCTCTCCCCTTGCCCTACTGCTTCTCTCAGACTGAATAGTCGTTCTTATACTATCAAGTTGCTGGGGTGTTCTCATAGAAGCCAAGCCTCGCTGAGCTTCCAGTCTGGCTAACTCTATCTCTAAATCAGCCCTCGTCCCCACCTCGGCGGCTAATTCCCCCGATGTGGCTAATGCCTCCTGAATTTCAGTAATGCGAGTAGTGGCTTGCTGTGCATTGTAATTCTGCGAAGTGAGGTATTCCCCTATTCGGGTAGTGAAGTTATTTATATCGGCGCTTATATCCGAGATAGCCTGAGCGGTAACTTCCCTGACCTCTGGTATCTGCCCCGACAACTCCCCGATAGCCTGCAACTGCGCCTGAGCCTGGGGGGCGCCTTCCTGCTCCCTCAGTTCGTTAACCCTGTCGTCCAATATCTGCCGAGACTCATCGGAGAGGTTATCCTGCACCCTGTTGGTAAAATTGACGATTATATCGCCACCCAGCCCCATGAATACACCCATGCCATAGCCGATAGCAAAGCACTCCTGCATAACCGGGTCCCAGTGTATCTCTTCGCCTGCGGCTCGGCGCTGAATAATGTCTTGATAAACTTCTTCTCCACCCTCTGATAGCCCAACAATAACCATCCTCCCACCCATCATTACTGTCCTGACTAAGCCTAACTGGACAAGTCTACTTGGCACCCAGTGTGGGGTAGGAGCAAGGGCGATAGCTATCTCAAAGGCATCGGCACCAGCAAGGAGCATATTCTCCCTGAAGACCTGGTCGAAGATTGCGTTAGCCTCTTCCGGGGTGTGTCCTTCGGCAATAGCCTGAGTATATGAGTCCCCAGCCTCAAGAGCACTCTCTCCTGCTCGGCTCAAGACGCCAGAGGTGAAAGCCTGTAACAAGTAGGTGAATATCCTGCCCAGACCTAAGACCGAAGCTGCCGCCCCTCCTACCACCCAGCCGCCTAACATTAGGGGTAAGAGGCTCAGGGTAAAGGGAAGTGCTCTTTCATATTTTAGTGCGACAGTCGCCCAATGCATGGGGTCTTGCCAATTTGACCAATCTATAGGTTCCGATATACTGGCTGGCATC